TAGTAACACATTAGCCAGAGTTTACCATAGGTATGGGGGGACACCCCGATTTTATTATTTTTGAGTCCCATCGCTTATGTATTACTAATCTGAGCGAATAAATCGTATTTTTTTGAAACCCCCCCCCACCTTGTTATAAAAACGCTGGTCAAAAAATTTTTTGTGTGTTACTTTTGAAAACTAATCCAAATATGAGTAGATTACGTATGGGTCAGGCTTTAGTGGAAGGTAACGCGAGTCACATAGGTAGGGTAGGTGAGTTCTTTGCGGTATATAAGTTAGAAAAGTATGGTATTGAGTGCCACCATGTAGACCGTTCCGGCATAGACTTGTGGTGCCAATCGTTAGACAATTCGTTATTCACATTGCAGGTCAAGTCTGCAAACCTATGCCATTTCAACCAACATAATAAACGTAGGGGTATATCTGGTTATTCTTTTAACTTGCGTGCAGACCACACCGCAGATTTCTTTATGTTTATCGCTTTGGATCTGGAGAGGTTGCTTATAATGCCTGCGGCAGAGTTAGAGGGTAAGAATCAATATCGTTTGCTACCCTCTGACTTTACACAAGAAGACGAGTTGGATGGTGTTAGTATGCTGCGTTCCTTTAAAAGGGAAGATCATCTTCAAAAAAGATGCAAACAAGTCCAATAGATACAACGACGCATGCGGATGATAGAAACATTAGTTCGGCCAAGAGAGTACTCCAGTAAGTAGTAAGTTAGGGAAGGCGGCATTATATACATACTGGAGTATACATTCTAATACATATTGTTTATATTTCGCATGATTTTTGGTAATGGGAAAGTGTCATAATAAATACTTTTTATATTTTTATGTCATTTGGTGGCAAATGTGGCAACCTCCCCGGAAACCCAGCCCCCATCTGCCCTACAGCTTGCCACATACATGACAAGTGTGATAATAAGTAAAAATGTCCCATACCTTGTTGTAACGTGTTATCAGGAGTGTGTAGTATAAAACTTGTACTTCTTATAACTTTTTGGTATATATACACCTACGGTTAATAACCTGCGACTAAAATATGACGATAAAGCTCGAGCCAGACACTGGCGTTCCTGTATATGATGACGATCCTACGGTAGATTTATCTATGCGTGCGCGTGCCGCTACGGTAACGGCAAAGGAACTAGAGAAGGAAGGCTTAGATTTGACTCCGACTGCTGAAGATGAGGCTGTTGCGAGTATGTTGACTATGTCATACGCAGAAGATCCCGAAAAAACATCTAAAAAAGCTACAAAAGCGCGTGTTGCAGAGCTGACACCGGCATCTTTGGTGCTTACAAACAATATTTTAGGTGAATTTGGGCGTTCTGTGGTCGAATCTGCTGTATCTGTACGACATTTAATAACAAATAAGTTGATTTTAGAAACAGAAAACCCTGATGCTAAGATAAGGCTACGTGCATTAGAGTTATTGGGTAAGATTTCTGATGTAGGACTGTTCGCTGAGAAGTCAGAAGTGACAGTTACACACCAATCAACAGATGATTTGAAGAAAAACCTCCGAAAAAAGCTAGAAAAACTCGTAAATCCGCCTGAAGTTGATGACGACGCAGTCGTAATCGACGCGGAGACGGTAGATGAGTGAATTCACACAAGAAGAAGTCCAACAAATGTTGGATAACTTGGACAATTTTAGCGAAGAAGAGGTCATTCAGATCGAAAAAATGGTGGATGAGCTAGATAATCGCCATAAAAACCAAGCAGCATACGATGATTTGATAGAATTTTGCAAAAGAATGATGCCTGACTTCATTGTAGGTAAGCATCACCGCATTTTGGCGGACATGTTGATGGGTTTAGAGGATGGAAGTAAGGATCGGGCATGTGTAAACATCCCTCCTAGGCACGGAAAGTCCCAATTAGTGTCAATTTTCTTCCCAGCATGGTTTTTAGGGCGAAATCCAGACAAAAAAGTGATGATGGTGTCGCATACGACTGATTTAGCGGTAGATTTTGGTCGAAAAGTGCGTAATTTGCTCGGTTTACAGGACTATAAAGACATATTTCCTACTGTACAACTAGCTACGGATTCTAAGTCTGCAGGACGTTGGAACACCAATATGGGCGGTGAATACTACGCATGTGGTGTAGGGTCGGCACTAGCTGGTCGTGGTGCACACCTATTATTGGTAGATGACCCACATTCTGAGCAAGATGTTATTAATGGTAACTTTAGTGTGTTTGAAAAAGCGTACGAATGGTTTACGTTTGGTGCTCGTACACGTTTGATGCCCGGTGGTAGGGTAGCAATTATCCAGACTAGATGGCACATGGATGATTTGACCGGCCGTGTAGTTAAGGATATGAGTCATAATGATAAATCTGACCAGTATGAAGTTGTGGAGTTTCCTGCAATTATTGAAGTAAAAGATAAGGAAAGTGAAGAACTTGTAGAGAAACCGTTGTGGCCTGAGTTTTTTGATTTAGCTGCGTTGGAACGTACAAAAGCGTCAATGCCGTTGTTTCAGTGGAATGCACAGTATCAGCAACAGCCAACAGCAGAAGAAGCGGCTATTGTAAAAAGAGAGTGGTGGCAGATATGGGAGAAAGAAAGTCCTCCTATGTGTGAGTATATTATTATGTCACTTGATTCCGCAGCAGAAAAACATAATAGGGCTGACTTCACTGCGCTAACGACTTGGGGTGTATTTTTTAACGAAGAGACAAATGCACATAACATAATACTGTTAAATAGTATAAAGGAACGTTTAGAGTTTCCTGAGTTAAAAGAGTTAGCTATGGAACAGTATAGTATGTGGGATCCAGATGCGTTTATTGTAGAGAAAAAGAGTTCAGGCGTTGCTTTATATCAAGAAATGCGCAGAATGGGGCTTGTTATACAAGAATATACCCCTCATAGGGGATCTGGTGATAAACTAGCGAGATTAAATTCTGTATCTGATATTATTGCATCTGAACTTGTTTGGGTACCACAGACGCGATGGGCAGAAGAAGTTATAGAAGAAATAGCGGGATTCCCATTTATGAGTAATGATGACTTGGTGGATTCTACAATTATGGCGCTTATGCGGTTTAGGCAGGGCGGATTTATACGGCTACCTTCAGATGAGCCAGATGAAATAAAATACTTCTCGAGAAGAAGTGTCGGATATTATTAGAGGTTAAGAGATGGCTATTGAGAAAAGTTTAATGACAGAAGCTCCTGAAGGCGAAAACCTAACAGGCGACGCACTAGAGATTGAAATTATAGATCCAGAGGCGGTTATCCTAGATGATGGTAGTGCAGAAGTAATCCTCATGCCCGAAGATGGTGAGGAAGAATCAGAGTTTGATGCTAATCTAGTAGATGATTTAGATGAGCGTGAGAAGAACATATTAATTGATGAGTTATTGGGTTTAGTAGAATCCGACATACAGAGCCGAAAGGACTGGGCTGATACTTACGTAAAAGGATTAGACATCCTCGGATTTAAGTATGAAGAGCGTACCGCACCGTGGGAAGGAGCTTGCGGGGTACACTCTACTGTATTAGCAGAAGCAGCTATTAGATTCCAAGCAGAAGCTATGTCAGAGACATTCCCTGCACAAGGCCCTGTGAAGATAAAAATCTTAGGTAGTGAGACTCCTGAGAAGGAAGAAGCTGGTGAACGTGTTCGTGTAGACATGAATTACCAGCTTACTGACAACATGGTTGAGTATCGTCCTGAACATGAAAGAATGTTATATAGCCTAGGGCTTGCAGGATCGGCGTTTAAGAAGGTTTACTTTGACCCTAACCTAGATCGCCAATGCGCTATCTTTGTGCCTGCAGAAGACGTTATAGTGCCTTATGGAGCATCTAACATCGAAGCAGCAGAACGTGTTACTCATGTAATGCGTAAAACTAAAAACGAAGTGCGTAGATTACAAGCTAATGGGTTCTATGCTGATGTAGATATGGATGATCCAGCGCCATACCACACTGATATTGAAGAACGTAAGGCTGAAGAAGGTGGCTATTCACTAACTAGTGATGATAGGTACACTTTATATGAGATCCATGCACATCTTATTATTGATGGTATTGATGACGAAGATGACCTAGCTAAACCATACGTAGTTACTATTGAACGTAGTACAGGTGAATTACTATCTATTAGGCGTAACTATGAAGAGGGTGATGAGCTAGAACGTAAGCGTCAGCACTTTGTACATTACTCTTATGTGCCCGGATTTGGCTTCTACGGCCTTGGACTCATACATATAATAGGTGGGTACGCTAAAGCAGGAACGTCGATTATACGGCAATTGGTGGACGCTGGTACGCTATCTAACCTTCCGGGGGGTCTAAAATCGCGTGGTTTACGCATTAAGGGTGATGATGAGCCTATCGAGCCGGGTGAGTTTAAAGATGTAGATGTGCCATCAGGTAGCATACGTGACAATATTATGCCGCTACCATATAAAGAACCTAGTCAAACTCTACTAGCGTTACTTAATCAGATTACTACAGAAGGTCGTAGACTAGGCGCTATTGCTGATATGGATGTTTCTGATATGTCCGCGAACGCGCCAGTTGGTACTACCCTAGCTTTATTAGAACGTGCATTGAAGCCGATGGCTGCTGTACAGGCGCGTGTGCATTTTGCTATGAAGCTAGAGTTCCGCATGCTCAAAGAGATAATGGCAGAGTATGCACCGGAGGCGTATGAGTACGAGCCACATAGAGGTGAAGTAACGGCTATTAAGAATGATTACGAAATGGTCGAAGTGATACC